CACAATTCACCGCACTTATGATTGAAAGTGGCTGGCAAAAAGGCCACGCATGGTGTGCATACTTTGTGCATGCTATGTTGAATGAGTGTGGAATAGTCAACACAATAAATGGTTGGGCACCTACTGCCTACAATCGCAAAGATGTGATATTCGATGGCGGCAAGTTCTTAAAGTCTTTTAATGATGGTGATGTGTTAGTGATGACGCTAGCATATTCAAACATAAAGGGCAGGTTTAAGAATATTGCACACACAGGCATCGTAGATAAAATAGGCAAGTACTCAGTGCGCACTATTGAAGGCAATACAAATGAACAAGGCATGCGTGATTCACGCACACGTGACGGCGTATACTACAAGATTCGACCACTATCTAAAAGCATACACATAACTCGATGGAAAAAGCAAGGATAAATCCAATGTTGATCTACGCGCTTTGCATTTTAGCAACAGGCGTTGTCATTATTCTACTATTTAAGGGGTGTAATAAACCACAATACAACCCGGCAGTAGATAGATTGTACAAGATGAATGACAGTTTGTACAAAGTGATTGAGAATAACACGGCAAAAGCAGACTGTTTGTATTCGCGTATTGATAGTTTGACCATGCAGCGCGACACGATTATACAACGTCAAGAAATAACCAATGAAATATACCGCAATGAGACATACAATATCCTTAGTTCTGATGCTGCTGGTAGTGATAAGCAGTTTCGCGCAACGCTCCAAAAGTCAGACAGCCTCCTCAAGTCTGGATTTTACACCAAGACTTACAACCTACGAGCTGCAGCTAATGAATCTAAACTACAATAGCATGATGTATTGGTATGAAACATCTATGGAAATAGATAGTTTGTACCAACTTGAAAAGTTAAAAACGCATTATTACAGCAAGATAACAGGCATACAGGCCAACAGCTACGAAACACTAAAGACTATCTACGAAAACAAGCAAGCCATTGAAAAGGCAATAGCACAAGAAAAAGAAATGCAGATAAAGGATTTGAAAAAACGCAATCGCAAGCTAATACTACACAACACAGTGCTGAGCATTGGGCTATCCGCACTGGCAATATCAACTGTATACTTTGTAATTCTATGAACATTGAACCTAAAGACGTGCTGACCGTAGTTGCCGGGGCTGTCTCACTATCGGGACTTTACTATGCACTAAAAAGAAACGTTGACAAACTAAACATCACAGTGCGTACTATGGACACACATCACAAAAGAGAAATTAGTGCTATTCATCATCGCATTGATGAAATCAAAATAGACACTAAAGAGACAATCAATAAACTCGATGGGAAGATTGATGCGATACAGCAGCAGAACGCTTTAATATCCGCAAATATCGCGGAGCTTACAGGCTACTTGAAAGCTAAACAATAAAACAAATAATATGCCCAGCAAGTATGTTGAAGTATACAAAGAGATATACAACGGAAGCGGCGCAGTAAGTGATCGTGTGAGAATGGCAATGGAGCAGTACTCCGTGCCACTTTCATTCAAGTCATTCTTTCGCATGTATCAGACATGGCGTAGCCATAACCTCGGTGCAGAGAAAAATGTTTCTTTCGGTGCTGCTAAGTTGCAAGACCATGTGCCCGAAGTCAAGAAGATGGTGCAGCCTACCGGGCAGCTAGACAAGTTGAAGCATTCACTGAGTGAGTTCAATGACATACTTAGTGAGTTGAAACCAGAAGCACACAACCCGCTTGACCTGCCACCATCGCAAGAGTCAAACTACCAGCCATACAAGTTACCGATAAACCACAACAACATCCTTTTAATCGGTGATATTCACGTACCGTATCACAATATACCTGCGCTCACACTTGCGTTGAAATACGGGCTTGAAAATGACGTAAACACCATACTGCTAAACGGTGACATCATAGACTTCTATGCCATCAGTCGTTTTGAAAAGGACCCAAGAAAGCGCAATTTTGGACATGAAGTATTGATGACACGCCAATTCTTGACAACTTTGAGGCAGTTGTTTCCAAATGCAGCGATCTATTACAAGTGTGGAAATCACGATGTGCGCTATGACCACTACATCATGCGCAATGCACCTGACCTTTTAGGCATGAATGAATTCAGTTTTGAATCATTGATGAAGCTAGATGAACTCAACATCACATTCATTCCCGATAAACAAATCATCCGTGCCGGGAATCTTACAATACTACACGGGCATGAATTAGGCACATCAGTATTTAGTCCCGTCAACATCGCACGTGGTTTGTTCTTGCGTGCAAAAGACAATGCGCTGTGCGGACATCATCACCAGGCATCTGAACACAGTGAGCCAAACATCAACGGGAAGTTGACAACGTGCTGGAGTGTGGCGTGCCTGTGCGAGCTGCACCCTGACTACCTGCCCATCAACAAACACCACCACGGCTTCGCACATGTAAAGGTCATGGATACAGGCGAGTTTGAAGTGAGCAATTATCGAATAGTGAACGGAAAGATTAGATAACAAAAAGCCCCCACGTTAGGGGGCTAGATGCATCAATTTAAACACTATGCGATAAACACAATAGAAGCCACAAAGTTAGTACAAATGAAACGCAAACAACATCCGAAAGTAGTACATCGTAAACTTGGACGTGAGCGTGCGCATGGTATGTATCTGAATAACGTGATAGAGATTGACCCTACACTAGCACCGATGCGCTATCTCATTGTACTTGTTCATGAGTATCTGCATCACATCCAGCCTGAGTGGAGCGAGGAAAAGGTTGATGCGGAAGGTGAAGCATTGGGCAGGTTTCTTTGGAAACAAGGCTTTCGCAAGGTGCAGCAATAGTTAAAACTTATCCGCTATCCCGGCATGAAGTAATTCCGAATGCAACCATTCGCGCATCTTGCCAACTAAATCGTACTGTTCTTCTGTAAGGTCTTGGTACTTTTCAAGTGAGCGCAGGTGCTGCCGAAATTCATCAATCATGTCAAAGTACTTCACACCATTCACAGCGCAATCAAAGGCGTGCTGGTCATGCTTTAAATCAAACGTTAGTGTTGCTTTCATCTTCTGTTCTGTTTGGTAATCCTGCTTTACAATCTGCGTAGCCGTCATTGTACGCATTGAGTATGTGTGTCATCTCAATCGTTTGGGCCTTCATCATAAACGCGTCTAATTCAATCCATGATATTTTGACCGTTGGCCCTTGAAATCTTTTACGTAGTGACTTGCTAAGTGTGCGCAGTGCCGTTTCTTTTTTATCCTGTTCCATGTTGTTTGATAAATATTTCGTTGCTAATTCTTTTAAGTATTCGGTAGTTGCTGTGATAGTCTTTCTTGCTTGCTGGCTTATCATCAAGATAGGCGTGCCGCAGTAGGCGTAATTCATCTACGCTAAACTGACTGAGTTGCTTTCGGCTGAGTCGCATTGAGTTTTAAGATTTCGTTTTTAACGTGGTGGTAGTAGGCTTTGACAGAGTAGAACTCACCTGTGCCGTCAAAGTCTTGCATGATGTCCAGCGGTGCGTTTACCAGTGCCTCATCTACGGCGTACAGAGCAGCGTTGATTGCTTTGATATGCACTTCAATTAGACTGCCTTCCTGCTTGCCATTCTCGATGATGTCAAAATAGTTCGAGTACAGTTGCCATGCCTTGTCTTTTGCTTTCATCTTTGAGTTTATTGATTAGTTCTATAACTTGCTCTTTGTTGTAGTAGTGCTGCATGCTGTTGCGCACGTGGTCTTTGAGTTGGTCGGTGGTCATTGCTCACCTCCTTTGTATGTTTCGTTGTAGTATCTCTTGCATGATTCTTCTACACAGGATTCCATTCTCTCATCTATTTCATCCCAGCATCCTTGTGTATATGCCGATTCAATTTGCTCACGCTCTATTGCTTTGGCTATTTGAAAGATTTCACAATCTTCATCATAGCCATTCAATTCACCAATCAACCATTCTATTGCTGTTTCTTTTTTCATAGTGCTAAAGTATTATAGGGAGTTCCAAGAATCGAACTTGGACTTGGGAAATTCATGAGATTAAGCGCGCCCCACGCACTACCATTATGCAAAACCCCCTTTTTTTTATAGTGCTAGAGTATTTAAGTATTCACGCCACATAGGTACACGCTCCTGCAGCTTTGCGATTGCATCGGTATCGAACTCAACAACTTTCTCGTGGATGCGCTCATGCACCGGGATGTCGTAAGTCCATTCAGTAGTTTCCAAGTCTGCGTCTGGATATTCATCTAAGAACCTGCCCATGTCATAGATCATATTCTTTTCTATTCGCTGTGCTTTTTTTACAAAGGTAGGGTCTGACTGTGCATCAATCAAGTTCATGCGGCGTGCGAGTCTGTACTTCTCATCGTTAATCATTTGAAGTGGTGCGTTCACTAACACGTAACAGAATGTTGCACGCGGTGCGCCTGTCAACCAGCAATACGCTTGACCTTGCCAATAGTAATCTTTGCTAATGTCGCTAGTCATAGCATCAAAGAATGTGTGTATGTCCCATGATGATTTGATGTCGGGCACGTTCACCACTAAATCCGTCTCATCATCTTTGATAAGCAAGTCAGGTGTGCCTTTGATAAAGTCATTTGCAAACATCTGCTCATTCTTAAATACGATTTCACCACGGTGTCTGCGCCACATGTCTATGGCATCATTCTCAACGGCTAGACCTTTCTCGATAAACTTGTTTGACATCTCTTTGTAGCGGCTGTATTTGTTCGCTACGTAAATCTCAAGCAGTGCGCTCTTGGTTGTTTCGCTAAGACCTGTTTTGGTTCGTGCATCGGTCATCAACTTTCCTAGTTGTGACGCTCTGAATAATACTTGTTCCATTGTTATAGTGTTTTAAATTGATAGTCAAATGTAGCAACCATTCGGAATATCCGAACAGTTGCAACAAATTTTAACAGTTAGATGGACGCTATGAATTGCCCGCGCTCCTGGTTCATTAGAATCATTTGACGCTTTGCCTCTATTTCATCACCGACCTCATGTAGCACATCGCCACTGCATGACTTGCTAATCTTGCTTAGCTGTGCAAGTTCAGTCGCTTGCTGGATAAGCTCGCGCACATACTTTACATCTTGGTCATGGCCCTGCCCTAGACTGCCCTTCAACTTGAACGGCTTGTATGCGTCCTTGTTCTTGCGGTTAAGGTCACGTCCAAACACTTTGCCCAAACTTTGCGCAGCGTTCTTTAAACACTCGGTCTTTAGTTTACCAAATGCTAAGTCCATTGCGTTTGCTTTCTTGTTCGATGGATTCAACGCCCACTCATTGCGTGCCTGTGGATCATTGCGCAGGTCATCGGGAACCTTATCTACCATGATGACTACGGATGCTGCACCTACTCTCCTTAATTCGAATCCGGAAATTGGGTGAGTAACTACCAGTTCCAGTGATGCCTGTACTTCATTGGCAATCGTAGACCACTTAAAATTTTCAGTTCGCCAATGGCCGAAGTAGATTTCATCAAGTGTCATTTCGATGTGGCTAATGACCAGCGTTGACGCTTTTTTGTCGGGTGTTGCTTCCACGCCTGCGGGGTCAGGTTCCGCGTTGAGCAGCTGCTGAAACTTTTGCAGTGCCTCAAGATTGTCTTTGTGATAACTCATAAATTTAAATTGATTTTGATGTTTCGAAGATAGTGATTAATAGCGCATCAGGCAATCATTCAACTCTTGACAATAGTTAAGAATTGCAAAAACGATTAGTGCGCCGATAACGTAGCGAAGGATGGTAGAAGTGTTTTTCATATTGCTTTTGATTTAAGATTTAAAGATTGTGCGTTACAGCCGCACCCCTGTGATTACTTCATTTAAAAATTAACTCCCAAACTAAACTGTAATCATCATTGATTTGGTCAATCTGTTCATCCGTTGCGAGTTCATCACCGATGTATGCCTCTAGGATGTAGTAGCTTGATGGGTCATCTTTGTGAGAATAGTCCCAATCAACTACCTCGATGTCTTTGAAATTAATGTTTGTCATTGCTTTGTGTTTTAATGATGGCCAAAGATACACAGGTAACTTATTACCCACCAAAAGTAGACTGTTAAAATTTGTTAAAATGAGCAATGACGCGGGTTGCAGAAGCTATTAAGCCCACGAATAGCTGCCGTAATTAGGGAAAAGTTCGAAGTAAACACGCATCATTATGGCATCTGCGTAGTCAGGAGACTTCCCGTGCATCCGCGCTATCTCGTCTTTACTTATCACAGCTAGTTTGCCGTCGGCTTCGGGCGTGCGGCGGCGTATCATGTCCAGCTCCTGCACGATGACATCCCGGAAGCGATCAACCTTGAATACTACCTTGTTCTGCTCTATGAGTTCTGCTAATTTGAAATAGCATTCCGCTTTCTGATTCACGTAGCGGTCTGGTTGTTTGGCCCTGCCGCCGTTAAGGAAGCCCCGACACTTTAAGCTATCGACTACACCACCACCTACACCATCTTCATCACAGATTACATTGCTTAGTTTGATGCTATGCCTGTCACAAATTTGTCTAACATTTGTTACAACGGTTGTGATGGGTTGCTTGCGCAGCTCGTGAATCTCGATAAGATGCAAACCATGCCAAACGCAAATCACCGTTCTATCTTTTCCAAGACGTGCGATGTCGGCACTGATATACTTTTCACCTTTGCTTTCTTCATCACGGAAGCAGCGCACAAGGTCGTCGTATTGATACATGTTGTCTATTGATTCATCATACTCCCAGTCACCGTCTAGCAGCCTTCGTCTGTCCACTTCGGGCAGCATGCGTAATGTTTCAAGATAACTTTCGGGCAGGTGTGGGTTATCGGTTGGCAGCGATGGAATGAATGCAAGATGTGCCGGGAGTGAATCATTCTTGAATGGTGCATAGAACTCATTGTAAAGCCATCCTTTGGACGGATTGCATGTGAGCAGCATCTTGGGCTTTAAGTCGTATTGGTTTAGCTTAAATCGAATGCGTGACTGTAAGATGTCTATTGCCCGCTTGCTAACTTGTGCCGACTCATCCACGTACGCATCTGTTAACTCAAGTCCACCAAGTGCGTGAAATTCGGGATCACTAGGATAGGCAAATAAATCTTTTAAAATAATCTCACTGCCATTTGCAAACGTGATCACGTGCGTCTGGTTGTTGATTGTGTAGTGTTCATTTGGTGCAAGGCCAAACATCTGTGCCACTTCAAAGAAAGTCTTGAGCGTAGTCTTTTTTAACGTGTCAAGTTTGCTCCTACCGATTAGCCCTCGCGTGCCGGGATATTTAAACCGTCGGCTAATCTGCCAGGCACAACCGATAAAAGATTTTGATCCACCTGCCGCACCACCGAATAGCACCACACGCGCTGGGTGTGAATTCCCCAACACGCGCAGTGCTTCGTTTTGTTTCGGTAGATACTCAATCATTAGAACGGCAAATCACCCGTGCCTTGTGAATCATCATCTTGTGTGCGTGGTGGCAATGGCTCGGACATCTTGCCGCTAAAGAACTTGCCGCTCTTGCCTTCCTTAACCCATGCAGCAAGGCGCATCTTCTTACCATTGACCATGATTTCACCCGTGTACTCAGGTGCGTTGTTGTTTGTTCGTGTGTTCTTGAATAGGGTGAACTGACCCTCTTGCATTGTGTAATTACTCATTGATTTAATTATTGATTATGTTTATATCATCCATCATAAATGCGATTGTAATCTTACCCCGCATGTTGCTAATCTCTGCTATTGTGAATGGTTCTTCGTCGATGCTATGGCCGTTGATAAACCCTACGTACACTTCTGTATCATCCGGGTAATTCTGCAACGCATCCCAAAGTTCACCAATGGTCATAGCTTGTAAATGTCATTCTCAGTTAGCAGGTAAAGTTCTTCGAGTAGCAGCCACATGATTTTGTTGTCGGTCATGCTGGGCCGCATACTTCTCTTTGCCGCTAAGATAAATAATTTGCGCAGTAGTACGTTCTCTTTTGCAATGTCGTATTGTTTCATTTTTCAATATTCATTTTGGTCTTCAATCAATTCGCGGTAACGCTCCATGCGGAACTCTGTGAACTGGTAAGGCTTGTTCTTGTACACTCTGAATCGCATGTCGTTGTCCCACTGTGGCAGCGCATCATACTCACGCATCAACGCTATCTCAAGTTGTGACGGCTGTTCACGTGTTGGTTCTTGTGCCGGTGTCTGTAACATTTTTGCATCCATTTTTGTTACAACATCTTGCATGGCTTCGCTGATTTGCGGATGTGCAAACAGTTCGTAGATGTTGTTGTGCTGCTTATTGTTTTCATTGATAGCATCGCTTACAGTTTGACGTTGCGCATCATACTTAGGAAACCATGCAAGGATAGTAGCAGGGTCTATGCGGTTATAGATTGTGCCGTATTCACCAATAGCACCACGATCTAAACACAGTTGTATATCTTCAAGACTGTACATCCACATCTTGTCAAGAATATTCTCAGCGCAAAATTCAATCTGTACTGAGTTCATGTTGTTCTGCACGTTGAGCAATTGCGTACATCGCGTCACGAGCTGCATGATTTTAACCTTTGTAGTTGTTCTATCCAGCTTACGCAGGAGTGCTATCTTGTCTTGCTTGATCGCGTGCGTTACTGATAGCGACTGCATCGCGGAAAAGTTGTTCAGCTTTTGCAATGCTGTCTGCTGTTGAATTTGATTGTTTTGCATATGTGTTTTGTTTTTGATTTTTTACTTTGTCCCATTCACTGCGCATCCAATTCCGGACTGCGCTGCTCCAGTCCTTCATTGGTGACTTGCCTACTACCCACCCCTTTGCTTCATAGTAATCAATAAAGGTGCGGGCAAAATTAACCAACTTGTCATCGGTAAGAAAGTTACCGCCTTTTGAATTCAGTTCACCCATCAGGTTGTACACATCATTCTCATCAGGCTTCACAAACTTTTTGCGCGCAGTCTTTTTAATTACATCTTTATTTTCATTTTCATTTTCATTTTCCATATGTGGAACATATGTGTCAATTGTCTTTGACATATGTTTATCATATGTTTTTTTCAATCTGTTGTTTCGTCTTGATTCAGCAAATGCCTTACGCTTGCTAATCTCAGAAGATAAACGATCGTTGCAGTAGTTGCCATCTTCGCCGCGGACAAACTTGCTGGATACTGTTTCGTACACGTCCTGTCTTAAACATATCTTCATCATATGTTTTTCAGTTATGCATCCTTTTGCAGCTTGATGGCATAGGCAGCGGATATACGCACCAACTTCATCGTTGTCCATATCATCCGTGCCTACTAAGAAATCTTGGAAGTAAAAAAGAAATGCCGGGTCTTGTGCCATAGTGTTTATTTAAATTGATTTAATACATTGACCTCATGCATTGTGCTTGCATCGAAATCAATGTAGGCAAATGTATTGCCTGATGTTCTACCTGAGTATGCATCTAAATATTTTTGTCTAGCATCAACTTCTAGCAAATCAGGACAACGCCATATATTATTTTCAACAGGTACGAACATGTTTGCTTTGTCATCAAACTCAGGCATAGTTTTAAATTGCAAATCATCTAACTTGCATAACTTCTTGTTCTTTAAAACAAATACAATCGGTATCTCATAGACCCTTTGCAATTCAATATAGCGAAACCAGCAAGCCTTTTCTATGCCTGTACTGTTTTTAATTTCAAACCAGTAAGGCATCTTTGCTAATAGCACAACTATATCAGGATGAAAGCGCATTAAGTTTGCGCCTTTGTGTACATAATTCATCAGCTTTTGATGATTACGTTTACTCTTACAAACAGTTTCAATACCGTAATTAAAAAAATCAATCCTGTTGTTTTTCAGATATTGAATAAACCATAGCTGTAATTCATCACCTTTAATAGATCGTGTGCTAAATTTTGACTGCGTTACCGGAACGCTCAAAAATGAGGCGGCAGTATTGTTCATTGATTTCGGCATTATAAGATATACGGTTCATTTGTTCACACATAATCAAAGTAGTGCCGCTACCGGCAAATGGGTCAATGACAATATCAGATTCTTTTGTAAAGACATCTAATAAGTGAAACATAAATTCATACGGTTTACGACCCTTATGCTGAGTGTCTTCTGTTTCGTTTACTCGAATAGATATTTTCCAAAAGTCCTGAGATATTTTAGGTTTTACACTACCGAAGATACTTGTCTTAATCACATTAGCATAACCGCATTTACCGTGTGTCATACCGTTGCTAATCCAGCAAAACATTTCCCATATGTAATTCATCTGTGTTTCTTTGTAAAAATTGCAAGCATTCCAACCGCCGGGTGTTACAGCAACCACATCAGCTTTATCTTGTAGATAATCTAATTGCCATTTAAAATTGTAGTCCCATTCATCAACACCTGCGTTATAAGGGGGATCAGCAAAAACAAATTTAGCCTTAGGTAAAAAATCTATAAACTCTTTATCAGTGTTACTGCCAAAATATAAAAACTGATTATTTACCTTATACCATCCGTGCTGTAAATTATCAATGGAAAAATTATATTTTGCTGTACTATCAATGTTGTCAATTGTACTTTCAAGTTCTTGCCTTTTCTGCTCACGTTGCGCAATTTTTTCTTCCTTCTTAATTTCTTGATAGGCTTGATTAATACTTACTTCACCTGTGTTTAGTTTGGCTTTTATCTCAGGCGAGGCCTTTTGCTCAATTTGTTTGACCTTTGCAATAGTATCATGCGATACTAGCGCAACCTTTGCAAGTTCTTTGCGTGTTTCAACAGGCGCTTCGGCAGATTTCTGCGGAACCGCACCACCAGCTTCCTTTTGTTTTTCTTTTGCTTTTTCCTTAAAAACATTTTCAAGTTGCAATGCAAGTATTGACCGCTGGTAGTTGCTCAAATTCCTTCTGCCGAATTGGTTTAAAATCATCCATTCACGAACCTTTAACTCGTCTTCAAAATTTAGTTCTTCAATGTCAAATTTTAACTTGTGCTTTTGTGCAATCTCATAACGGTTATGCCCGTCTATTACATAGCCGCTCCATACTTTGATGCTGTCCTGTATGCCGTGCTTTATGCAGTTGTGTTCTAACTGAGTAAATTCATCAGGCAATAAGGCAGGAATTAAATCCTTAAATTCTTTTTTAACTTGTAACATAAAATGAAATACCCACCACTACACACAAAGGCTACCCAGCGCACGGTCGTGCTTATGGCAATGCGGTAATGGTGGGGTTTGAAAATGTTTTCATACTGAGTAGCAAGGCAAAGATAAGTAAATTATCTATGCTTCCAAATAACCTTTGACTGTTGTCATGAATTCTTCAAATGACCTGCACACCTTAACGCAGTATCCTGCATTGATTAGCTGTGCGTGAACGATTTTTTGCGTTTCTGAAAGTTTACCCTTTTCGGTTTTCATCTCGATGAATAGTGCGTGGTATGGCCCGTTGCTCATGCAAATCATGAGGTCAGGCATTCCCGGCATCGCACCTTCTGCTTTTAAAAGGTTCCAGCGTCTTGCTCTTTGCACTGGAGTACCACCGATGTAGACACCGTTAGGGAAGGAAGCAATGAGTGTGCGAGGGAATGAATAGCGAAACCACTCAACACACCGTTGCTGCATTTTACTTTCATCATGCTTCATGTAATAACTGTTTAGTTGCGCACCAAAATAAGCCAACATAATCACCATTGGTAGGTACTTCTACCACGGTTAAATCGTTTTTCAATTCCATCCATTCCCAATGGCCTAAAGGCTCAACGCTTACATCATGTCCAGTAGGCCACGGTGAATACTCGACTAGGTTAATTGGCACAGGTGCATCGAACTTCACGATAAAGTTGAAGCCATGATCTATTGTAACAAGGTAAAACATGCGCTGTGCATTATACACTTTGCGATAGGTCACGTTTTTGAACCTGTCCACATCTTTGATTTGATACTCCATTAGCAGCTCGCGTTCGAGTTCCTCCTGCTGTTCTAGGTAGTTCAAATTCTGCATGATGTGCCGCCACTTTTTAGTTGACTCTTTCGGATTGAACGCAAGCCGTGACCACTCGGATAGAACCTTGCTGCTAACACCAAGTGCCTTTGTCATCTTGTGATGGGGGATGTTGCCGTAGTTCTTTTTGATGTAGTACACTTGTTGTGGTGTGGGTTGGTTACTCATCTTTACCTCCTTTGTATGTTTCTTGATAGTATTGTTTATGTTGTTTATGTTTTCCATGAAAACAATCACAATGACCTTGGTCATATGCATTTTCAATCTGTTCACGCTCCATTGCTTTGGCTATCATCTTTGCCCTGCTAATAGTTATGGCATCTAGTGTGCCGTCTGCTATGTGGCCGCGTATTGCATCGACCAACAATTCAACCGCTGTTTCTCTATTCATCACCTTCGTGTTTAATGGTTATTTGTTTGACTAATTCATGCACCGGGACTTTGAACGCTTTAGCTAGCTTTTGCAGCTGCTCCAACTTAATGCTGTTATTGTCACGGCACCAGTTGTAGATGGTCTTTCTTTCCACGGGTACGCCGTGTTTTTGCATCGCCCGAAGGAGGGCAGACTTGCTGCCCATCCGACGGTTGATGTATAGTGTTAATCGGTCTTTACTCATATTGTTGGTCTTGCGTCTGGGAATAGTGTGTAGAATATCTCACGGTGATGCACCATGAACTGATGATGAAACACGCCTTCGCTCTCATACTTGAATTCATATTGACTTTGAAGGCGAGCCATAGAGACTGACAGTTGCAGTTCGTCGATTTCGTCTTGTTCAATGGTGCAGCCTTTGTCATTGACCGCGCTTGGAATAATCTCCATGCGTATCATGTCTTCGTTTACCATGCCGTATACACGGTTGTAGGTCATCTTGTAGCTGTAAAAAATTGGGAGTGTGAATTTCATTTTATCTATTGTGTTTATTGATTTACTAAAGTTAGTGCGTTTAGCAGTCGCACCCCTGCTTTGTTTTTTACTTGTTGCGAGCTGCGCTGATTTTTAACATCTCATCAATGTAGGCCTCAACTCTAAACATTCCGATGATGACACGGTATCTAAATTCTTTTTGAGTGTCGATGACTTCGTACACCTTGCTTACCACTGTTTCGGTAACTGTAAAACGGTCTCTTGGATTTTCCATTGTGTTTGATTTTTTAAATTGATTATCTTTGACAGGGACAAATGTAATGGTATGTGTAACAAATTACCTAATATTTTAACATTTATTTTTATTGGATTGTGTAAGTCTTGAAATATCAAGGCATTACAATTCATGGTTGGCGAAGGCTAACGGCTTGACGCACGACAAAAACAGGGCAGGTGACTTAGTCCATGAGGTAATAACCCGGCTACTTGACAGGCCGCGTGAAGATGTCGAGGATATAGTGTGCAGGGGTAAGGTCAGACAGTATGTTGATCGCGCACTGTGGCTATCATGGCATAGTAATAGAAGCGACTACGCCACGCGCTACCGTAAATACTACGAATTCGTGGTAGATAAAGCAGTAGATGACGCGCAGCAGGACGAAACATGGCTAGGCCACTTCATAGATGGTGAGTATTTATACAGCGCAATCGGTCGGCTTAATGAACATGATGCCATTCTACTGCGTCTATACTCAAAACCTGACTTTGACTACAAACAACTAAGCAACGACACAGGCATACCCAATGCATACCTGCGTCTATCAATACATAGAGCATTAAAACGAATCAGAAATTATGTACAACTTCAACGTGCCTCCAGTCATCCAACGCGAACGGCTGGAGATTTGTAAAAAGTGCAAATGGTATAACCACACATGGGGCACTTGTGGCACACCATTAATAGGCGGCACAGTAGATCCTGAAGAAAACTTTGTAACGTACTACAAAGAGCCTATTAAACTATGCGGATGCTTTATGTCGTTGAAAGTAAAGTACAGATTTACATCCTGCCCAGCTCACAAATGGTCAGCATTGAACTGGAGCGAGCGTGACATACTTGCATTAAGTGAATTCATAAACCGCATAGACGGTGCGCCAAAGATTACGCAAGAGGATAACGAGGTGCTGTTTCGTTTTTTTAGTCAGATGACAGGCAAGCGTGAACAACCTACCACATGTGCATCATGCATCCGCGAACTTATAACTGAATTCAGAAAGCAGCTCGGCAAGATAAACGAACAGCACGGGCCAAAATAATTGTTATAAACAAAACTTTACAACATGCCATTTGAAAAAGGTATATCAGGAAATCCAAACGGCAGGCCGCAGGGTGCGGTCAGCGATAAGGTAAGAATGTGGAATGAACTAGGTGATTGGTTTGTGCAAGAAGGCGCAGCCAAGTGCATGCGCATTATGAACGACATGGAGGATGAAGAATACATCAAACATTACACTGCGCTACTTGAATACTTCAAACCAAAACAGGCACGCATTACGCACAGCGGTGATGAAAAAGCCCCGGTTATTATTCAAGTGCATTCAGACTTGTAACAAAAACACATTAAAAACTACAATACAACAGCAAGATGAAAATCAGAGTGAACATAGCGGCTAATGCAAAGGCCGTGACTATTGGTCAATACATCGACTACTGCAATGCGGTCGATGCGTCGGAGCGTGTGCGAGTGATCACGGGAAAGAACATGGATAGCATTAAGCTATTACAGGCAAACGTGATAGATGAAATCATAATGAAGTTCGATGCTGCCATACAACTTTGCACGGATGGCTTTGAGCGCAAGGTGCGTGTTGGTGCTATTGAACTTGGATTTATTCCCGACCTCACACAAATGACATTCGGCGAATATGTTGACCTTGATAGCACATGTACAAACTTGTACAAAGATGGCAAGTTGAATGCAGATGCCGCGCTCAAGATGATGGCTATCCTATACCGCCCTGTGATGGCAAAGTGGGCAGGACGCTATGACATCGACAAGTATGATAGCTTGAAAGTGCCTCGGTACATTGATGATGTAAAGAAGCTTACGCTTGACCATGTGCTAAACGTGCTGGTTTTTTTTTCAAGTTTAGAACGGGAACTATACGGCAGTTCCCTAGACTATTTGGCAAAAGAGATAACGGAGATAGTGACGGAGGCAGCGAGGATGAATACACTCCAGAGGGCTTAGATGTCTACGGATGGTTCCACATCATTGAGGTGTTAGCCGACCGTGATATAACTAAGTTTGACATGGTCACAGACCGTAGAGCATACGAGGTATTTACGCACTTGACATACTTAGCCGACTATGTGCAGGTGCAGAAGATAGAAAGTAAAAAACGAAATAGGTAATGAATAGTTACAATTACAGTTACAACGTTTTGATTAATCGCCTGGAGGCATTTGCCGCAGGTCACTTACTCATCAAACGATTCACGCATGGACAGATTGACCTTGCGGATATGGATCAAGATGAGCAGTATCCATTCATGCACGTTGTACCTAACAACATAAAGCCTGTCGACGGTGGTATGCAGTTTGATTTTCAAATCATTTTTGCAGACATCCCGCGTGACAAAGAAGTAAAGGCAGAATACCAGCGCGAAGTGATTAGCGACTGCGTACGCCTTGCACAGGATTTGATTTCAGAAGTCAAGAACGGTCTTGTGCTATTTGGATTTGATGTGCAGCTGGTAACTCCGCCCGTCATTGAACCATTCATGGAGGAATATAAGAACACGCTCACGGGTGTGACTTTCTCACTACAACTCGAAGTTCCGTGGGACTGGTCAGCCTGTGACATTCCTGCTGTGTGGGCTGTTGGTGGTTCATCATCAGGCGGCAGTGGTTCGCCTATCGGCATAGTACTTCGCACCAACGGCGTAGACAATGCGGTTCAAAACATTCTTGACTTAGTTGCCGGGACAAACATTACAATAACAGACAACGGTGATGGCTCGGTGACATTTGATGCAAGTGGTGGAGGTGGGCCGCAGGTGTACGTGTCTACTGAATACAACACAAACCACATTACGGCATTAGGCAATCCGTATGTGATAGGTGATAGGGTATGGTACAACGGCAGCGTGTATGCGTGCATAGCTAACAACGATGCAATCAATCCTACTAACCCAACGTACTGGACACTGCAAGCTGTGGGCTATCGCTTGCGTCAATCACCCGTAGACTGGAATGCTTCGAGTGGAGACTATCAGATATTGAATAAGCCGACAATACCAGCGGCGCAGGTTAACAGTGATTGGAATGCGTCAAGTGGATTAGCTCAAATCTTGAACAAACCTACCATCCCCGCTGCACAGGTAAACTCAGATTGGAATAGTGTAAGTGGAGTATCGGAGATTTTGAATAAGCCAACCATTCCCGCAGCGCAAGTCAATTCAGACTGGAATGCTGTGAGTGGCGTGGCGCAAATCTTAAACAAGCCAACTATACCAACTCCGCAAAATTTACAGCAGGTTACGGATATAGGATTTGAAACGACTAATAGCATCATTACTCAAAACGTTTTTGGTTTTCAAGTAAAGACGGCACTTAATCAGGTGTTAGCTCAGCTAAAACCAAACGGGGCAGGAACTGAGGGGGTGATAACCATTAACAGCAATAATGGCTTAGATCCATCCACAAACTACAAACGCGCTGGAATAAATAACATCGATTTTCCCACATCAGGCACAGGCGTTTTCGCTTTGTCGGTTAACGGCGTCACACCAAACGCGGCAACGGGAGATATAACTATTTCAGCAGGCAGTGGCACAGTTACAAGCGTGGGCCTTACAATGCCTTCGGCTTTTAATGTTACAGGTTCACCTGTTACCACATCAGGAACGCTTGCGGTAACGGGTGCTGGACTTGCAACGCAATACGTGCGGGGTGATGGTCAACTTGCAAACTTTCCAACCACTAGCGGCGGCGGCTCATCCGTTAGTTACTATCTAAACGGCTCAATCAATCAGGGTACAATAGGTGGTAGCACTTACTACCAAATGAGCAAGACGGCAATATTTGGAGCGGGCACAGATTTCACAAGAACCAATGCAGCAGGCAATGGATTAATAGCACAGTTCATCACAGATGTCAATGATCCAAATGTGTTATTAATACCGGGAGGAAACTTTAATTTAGAACTTTATTTTAGTGCATCATCAAGTGGTGGCAGTCCTTCATTCTATGTTGAGTTATACAAGTATGATGGCAGCACATTTACGTTGTTAGCTACGGACGTTGCAACTCCCGAAGGTATTACTAATGGCACAACAATAGACGCATATTTTACTGCGCTGGCAGTACCCGCGACAGTGATGACTTTGACCGATAGACTTGCATTACGTGTATTTGTAACTACATCAGGTCGCACGCTTAAATTACATACTGAGAATTCGCATTTAAGTCAAGTGATAACCACACTCAGCACGGGTGTTAATGCTATCAATGGCATAACAGCGCAGGTGCAAAACCTAGCCACGGGCACAGCAGGAACAGACTTTGCAATCAGTAGCGCAGGAAGTACACACACATTCAACCTGCCCACTGCAAGTGCTGCAAATCGTGGTGCATTAAGTAGCGCAGACTGGTCAACTTTTAACGGTAAGCAAAACAGCATCGGACTTACTACGGTAGGTACTAACCTTGCGACACTGCCGAACCCAAGTGCTGTGCGTTACTTGCGTATCAATGCAGATAACACAGTGAGCGCATTGACGCTTGCACAGATTAAAAGTGATTTAGCAATAAGTACGGCGATTTTAGCGGCGGCATTTACAAACGCTACTACAGGCTTTGAGAGTGTTACTGATTTGTCTTTTGCTGTTACAGCTAACAAGACTTATAAGTGGCGCGCTACAATTGCATTCACTACAACCACGGGAAGCACATTTAGTTTAACGGGGCCAGCGTCACCGACTTTCAATGTGTATAGATTTACCGCCTCAAATACTGTAAATACTAACGCTGTTAACAATCAAACGGCATACGATTCGGGATCAAATCAAGCAATGGGCGCAAATAGTCTATGTACAGCGGATGGCGTAATCAGACCGACGGCAAATGGAACCGTAACTGTACGTGTCCGATGTGCCAGTATCGGCGGTTTAACTGTACGGGCGGGGTCCATAATTGAATTTGAAGAAGTATTGTAATGGAAGATTACGAGGCACTACTAAACGAATATGCGGCAACGGTCGTAGAGCGTGCGCAATCAAACTTGCGTATTAAACGCCGCGTGCGTGGTAAGGTGGTCAACCGCGTTGCGTCTGGCACATTGCTTAACTCACTTACCTACAAACTGCGCATACGTTATAACAAGCCAACTATTGACTTTACTGTCAAAGGTGATGCGGGCAGGTATGCGGATGTGATTGAGTACGGACGCAAACCATATCCGGGTGATCCAACAAAAAGACCACCATACAAAGACATCATGCAGTGGATTAAAATCAAACCACTCAAACTCCGCAATAGACAGGGTGAATTCATCAAGTCAACTGAGAGCGCAATCAAATCCGCTGCTATTGCCATTGCAAAAAGCATTGGTGAAAATGGTATAGAAGGCATCAACTACTATCAAGATGCAATTAATGATACATGGGAAGATTACAGCGAGCAATTATTAACGGCATATGCCAAAGGTGTTGAACAAAGATTCTTATTAAACTTTAGATAATGGCAATAACTATCGAGGACCAGCCGTACACATGGAGCGCACGCGGGCAGAAGCTCATGATTGTTGCATCAAGTACAGAGACTGCACAAGACGGTTTTCAGTACGGTGTGACAATTGATAATAACACAACAGGAGAAAGTTATAACTTTTTCATCTCACCTGCGATGGATGATAGATTGTACTTTGACGTGCAATCACTCATTCAGCTACGCAATCGCGAAGCGCAAGGTGATCAACTGCACAATTTAGACACGGGTGTACTTTCAGACACTAGTTGTAATAATGAATTCAATGTAACCTTAGAGGAATACTGGATAGTTGCGGGTGTGCTTACAATGAATGCAGGAAGCACTGTGCTAGGTGATACTTTTATTGCTGTTAATGCTTACTATCAACCTACCGATGGATATAAACCAAATCCCGAAACAGGTGCGCAAGGTGTCAAGTTTTCCTTGACTAATGCCACATCACTTGTTATGAGTGATAGGCAAGTCACAACCAAATACCCGCCCATCTTTGCAACTTGGGGAATTGCAGCTGGCAAGATTGCAATCGCAGTACGTGAAGAAGATTACGGCCTACTCTATTTGCCTACTGAAGACTCATGGCTAAGTAATAACGATGCATTTAAAGCAACAGTTACACTAATTTCTTCTACGGGTTTTGCTGTTGCGAGTGATATAACTTTTGGCTTGACTAGCATTGAGGGCTTGCCTGTATTTCCTGCCAACCTAAATGATCGCACAGGATTATTCATTGCACGTCCATCATCTAATCCAAACTGGAGATACTACCGCGTGCGCATACTTGACGCAATAGGTGGGCAGGTGAGTGCTGACTACATCTTTTGGAATGAGTGCGTGTATGGTAACTGCGAATGCAATTGGCCTAACGTGCGTCTTGCATGGGTAGGTGCGCGCGGCGGTTACGAATACTTCAACTTCAAAAAGAAAAGTGAATATACCACTGAGGTTGACCGCAAAACTTACAAGCGTCCGCTGTTCAATAGTTCGCCCACTATCTTCTATGCAAACGACCGTGGCCTTAACCAGCGTACTAACTTAGCGCAGCGCATATTGACCGTGACAACCGACTATATCACACAGCAAGAATTCATCTACCTACGTGGATTGATTGTAAGCAATCAGGTGCATTTAATTAATGATGATGGCACATACATAGCTGTGAACATAGATGACACATCGTATGTGGAAAAGACAACGTATGATGGCAAGCTATACAACTTGACATTGAAAGTAAGAATGGCTAACGAATACTGGACATAACATGAACGGAGAGGTAAGTTTAATAGTTAATACAGCCGGTCCAGTCTTAACGGAATACAGGATTGATTTTCCAGTATGTCCCGAAGCTGGATATATTAATTGCGGTTCGACTAAAATAGGTTTAAGTGGCCCAACACCTGTGCTGCCTGATGAAGTTTGGCAGCAACTAGCAGACGAAGGTATAACGCTTGATTTTTACAATGGTTCTGATGTTTATTTAACGTCTTTGACTGTTAACTCTTTTGATGGAATAGCTACTATTTTTTTTAACGCCTCAGCTAACTGCTCATTGGTTGAAGGTATTGCCTGTTATTTTAAATTCTCAATTTTTCAAAATGGCAACAAAGAGTTTTACCTCGACCTATTTGAAAATGAAAGCATCTCGCAGAACTGGCAGTACACTGACCTCAACAACTTCCAAGCGTTAGGCGCATTTAGCCGTGAGTTTCGTGTCCCGGTTACAGACCGTAACCAACTCGCACTTGGTGCGCTATTCGATGTGAACTATTCGGGAGGTGTGAACAACTACTTTCACTACAAACTACCTGCTGAAATTCGCGTTGATACGCTGCCTATTGCAAAAGGTTACGTGCGCGTGCGAAAGATATACCAGCAGCAGGGCAAACTCAACGAGATTGAACTTGCATTCTACGCTGAAACGCCTGACCTATACAAGTCCATCGGTGAAAAGAAGCTCGCTGTGCTAAGTGACCTGCCCAATCTAAACGAGGTTGTGAAGTATGATAACGTCACGCTAGGAACTAGCGAAAGGATATGGGCGTTAATGGATCGCGGGCAGTTGTGGAGTGAGCAAGGACAGCAAAACACGCGTCGCATTTATGATAGTACCACGCCGCTTTACGCTACTGACCTTACACCTGCTGTAAGATGGGATTACTTACTGCAACAAATCTTTGATGATGCAGGCTTTGAACTTGAGGCAGGTTCACTTATGACAATCCTCGCAGGCTATTACATGCCTTGGATAAATAAAAGTTATTTAGATACCGATGACTTAGGTAGTCAGTATGCGTTCAGAAGTTATAACGCAGCCAATGTGACGCTACCGAGTACAAGCGGACAGATTTCTGCTTTCTATACTTATAATTCGCTCACGGAAGCATTTGACAACAATGCGAACTTTGACCCTGTAACAGGAACATACACAACACCAGGGGGTGGTTTATTTACGTTCCATTTTACTTTCAATTTACAGACAACTGCATATGTTGGTGCTGCAACTCACACAAGAATACTTATATATTTTACGATAAACGGAACGGATTTTTATATTCAAGATTACTTCTATCAAAATGCCTTAACGGTTGACTTTAACTACGGTCTAAATTTGACTGCAAGCACAACTTTTCAATTGAAGTTTCGTACTGAATTAGGCTATTATGACCCAATTGATAATGGATGGATTGTAGCGGGAAATGGAACCGTTACACTTTTAGCAGGCACAGGTGATTTGGGCAGTTCATTGATTGAACTTGTCGGCACACAGTTTAAATATGGATCAACATTCATTTACAATCTCAACGCACCTGACATGCGGCAGATTGATTTTGTGAATGATGTCATTAAGATGCACAACTGTGCTATTGTACCTGACCGTATCAATCCAAAGAAAATTAGCATTGTGCCTTACAATAGCTACATCGGTAGCGGTGATGATAAGGACTGGAATGCAA